CTAGATGAAAGTGTGCCAATAAGTGCGCTACCAGCAATCGCTGCGGGCGTCAGGTAGCTTGGGTTGAGATATTGAGACAGTCCGCTAGCTTCTGCGCCTACAGACCCGCCAGCGGTCAAAGGAAACATAGACGAAACCGCGTCAGCGCCGCCCATTGTACCCATGTAATTTGTAGGCATTGCGGTCAGCGCTTCACCGCCTGCTAAAGCGTTAGTAGCACCAACGGGGCTAGCAAGTCCACCGCTAGTAAGCGCAGAATCAATAGCGGCTTGACCACCAGCAACCTCTCCGGCGGCTACAGTTGCTCCACTTGCGGGATTAAAAAATGCGCCGATCTCTGGGGCAAAATAATAACCGCCGGCTAAAAGCGCGGGAAGAGTCCAGCCGCCAGGAATGTTTTTACGAACCTGATCGTCTATCTTGGCTAATGGGTCACTGATGAAATCAAAAACGCCGCCGGTTAATTTGCTAAATAAGCCCATTATCCAATCCTCCAGTTCGTACCATCATAGTATACGGGTACGTTATTGCTGCCGCCACCAGCAACAGTGCTGGCGAAAGTCGTAGCGTTGGCGTCCGTGACCATTGCGGTCCAGCCTTTAACCGGACTGGTTGGCAGTGTAGCAACCGTGTAGGTCTTGAGAGTGAATGGCGCTAGGGCGTTGGCCGAAGTAGTCCCGATTTGGAATATTCCAGTGCCGCCCATCAAAAAGTTTAACTGCCTAGATGACCGAGCGTGAGAAATGTAATCCGTAGGGTAAAAGTTGATTTGCGACGTACCGTTGGCAAGCGTCTTATCGCCGCCAAGGTTCAGATAGAAGTAGTCGTCAACCGCTTGGGTTGGCGCTAGATTCCAGACGTTGCCGTTGGTTGCCCCGCTGGTGTTGTTGGTCAACTGGACGCTGCCAGACGTAAGCAATATGCCAGCGGTCGTGTTGTTTATTCCGTAGCCACCATTACCAATCAGTTTGCCGCCAGTAACGCGAACGTTGTAGCTATCAATGCTTGGGTCAACATACATCCCATCGCTGGCCGCGCCAGTGACGTAAGGCATGACAAAATCGTAGTCCACGCCAACTAAAATCTTGATAGCCGCCGCTTTAGCGTAGTCAATCTCAACTTGACCCACTCGACCAATCGCGGGATAGAACGCGGGAACTGTAGACAATGTTACTGGATACAGTGCGCTGCCAACCGTTTGACTGATTGAAACCGTGTAACTGGTTGGGTTTGTAATACCAGTAACGGTTGTTCCAGCCGTTACGCCTGTGCCAGAAACGGTCATACCAACCAAAATTGGGTTGGCTGGCGCAGAGCCAAGCGTCATCGTTGTGCCAGCGATGTAACCAGACGTAGCCGATTTGTACCCGCCAACCGTGTTCTGGATGATGAACCCATAGCTGGATTGGGTTGTGTTGCTGGCCCCGCAGACCAGACCCAAATATTTGACGTTCAGGCTATTACAGTTACCGTCCCATTCAAACCCGTAGTAGTCAGGACCGGGATCAAGCACACAAAAGTTGATCGACAGGATGTCCGACCGTTTGGTGGCGTTACCAAACCACTTGATGCCTGGGCCGCGAACGATGCCCCACATCCATTCCACTTGGACAGTGTTGGCGCTCTCAACGTACAACGCACCAAACGCATCGTACAGATACGCCCGCTCAATCGTCACGCGATCTGCGCTGCTGATATAGATAGCGTAGCCAGTAGTCTGACCGGGTGAGTTAAAGTTGAGCGATAACTTAACGCCGATGCTAGACCCCCCCACATTGACGCTGTTAATCGCGCCGGAGGTTTTCAGGATGCCGGGGCCACCGACCCACTGATAGTTGGTCGTGACCGATAGCGCCGTGGTGTGCAGATAAGTCTTGCCAGCGGCAAGATAAACATCGCGTCCGGTATTGATCGCGTTTTGTAGCGCGGTTGTGTCGTTGGTAGTACCGTCACCGGCAGCGCCAAAGTCTTCAGGATAGACGTAACCCAAGCGCAGTTTGGCCTGCACAGTCTCAGTAACCGCGCCAGTGCCGGACTCAACGTAAGTGATGTTGGCCGAACTGCTAAGAACCGAGATGTTGTCAACCGTCCAGACCTCAACATCCGTGGAGGTAGCCAGCCTAAACTTGTACGATGACGTACCCAACCAAATGCTGCACTCGCCACGACTGTCCAAAATGACCGGATTGGAGTTAGCCGTGTTGCCGGTGTAGTCCGTGTAGGTCGTGAGCGGCGTTGTGGTTCCGGCTGCGTAGGTGTAAACCTTCCCGCCCGACAACGGAACACCGTTGTTGTCCAGAAATTGCAGTTTCGGTTGGGGCGAGATATATGTGGTCATGTCAGGTTTTCCAATTGGACCCGTCAAAAAATACTCGGACGACTGAGGAGCCACCGCCGACAACGTTTGCATTATACGTTGGGGAAGAGGCGTCTGTAACGTAGGCCATTGCTCCCTGAATGCCTGACGGAAGCGTTGCCACTGTGTACTGAGGTAAGACAAAAGGCTGAAGCGATTGGGCATAAGTAGGTGTTACCTTAAAAATCCCGTTGCCAGCAATCTGGAAATTGTAGCTGTTGTTCGTTCTGTCGTAGGCTAAATAATCGTTGGTATCAAACACCAAATTTGGGTTGGCACCCGCCATCTGCATATAGTAGGTAGCGTCAGCGTAAAAACCCGTTCCGGTAATGTAGTTGCCGCTAAAGTCACCAGACCCGTTGCGTTGCACAAGATACAGCGGAACGTTGGCGCTTGTTGCGTTTACAGTAATGTTTGGTGTTGTGCCGCCAGAAGAGTTAACTGGACTGCTTGCGGTGACGCTTGTGACGCCTACACCCGTAGACGCCCAGAACAAATTGTTAGACCCGTCTGTGCTTAGAACTTGGTTAGACGTTCCGATTGCAGTAGGCAGCGTATACGTCACTGACGGACCAGACGCGGCTGGAGAAAAGCCTGTGTAGCCAGTCGTTGACCCAAGCAAACGCAAGCCAGTCGCGTAGACCGGCACATATGATTGCGTTGCAGCGCTTGAAAACGTAACTGTTCCAGCACCGTTAATTTGAAGGTTTAACTCGTTAGCGGTACGGTTGTACGAAAGATAATCCGTAGGGGCGAAGACAATCTGAGGCGTATTGCCGCTGGTTGTCAGGTAAAAATCATCGTCAATCGCTTGGCGCGGTGACTTGTTCCAGACCGACCCGTTGATTTCACCCAAACCGTTGGAGTACAACGCGGTATCGCCCGCGTACAACAACGTGCCGCCTAGGTTGTTAATGCCGTACCCACCGTTGCCGATAGACTTGCCGCCTGTGATGCGGACTTCGTAAGCGTTAATCGCCGCAGCAATTCGGAACCCGTCTGATGCCGCGCCAAGGACGTAAGGCATCACAAAGTCATAATCCAGACCGGCTTGGATCTCTACGCCGATGCCGGTGGAGTAGTCCACCTCTACCTGACCGATGCGACCGATAGCAGGGAAAGTTGTGGTGCCATCCGTGTTGTGGATGATCATGCCCTTGCCGCCGACGATGCCAAGGTACTTAACCGTTAGGCTATGGCAGTTGCCATCCCAATCCATGCCGTAGTAAGTAGCGCCAGTGGCAACCACCACCGAATTTAGTATCAGAAGGTCAGATCGGGTTGAATCATTGCCGTACCATTTAACGCCTGGGCCTGTGAGCGATGCCCACATAAAATCAACGACAATCCAGTTGGCTTTTTGTACGTACAAACCACCAAAGCCGCTGACGATGTTCAGCTTGTTGATTTTGACGCGGCTGCTGTTGTTGATGTATACCGCCCAACCAGCAGTTTGCGTTGGCGAGTCAAACGTCAGATCCAACTGGATGCCGGTCACAATCGTAGACGTTGGCGAAATCAGTTCTAGACCGTTGATCGCGCCAGCGATCCTCAAAACCCCAGGCCCGCCAAACGACTGATTAGGCGTGGACATCGTAAGCGTCGTGCCAATTGCGTAGATGCGACCGGGCGGCAGATAAACGTCAAAGCCAGAATCAAGCGCTGCTTGAATGCTGGCCGAATCATCAGCCAGACCGTTGCCAATCGCGCCGTAATCGCCTGGGGTTACTGCGTTGGCATTCTGGCCGGTCTTGGTGTATTGGTTATTGAGATACCGATACCACTCACGCGAGATTAGCCCGGTTCGCTCGTCTGTCAGCGGAACCCGCGAGGCTGGAATCGTGGTGATGTTATTGCTAACGGCCATTAGGCATTGGTCCCGCTAACGTGCAGTTCTGCGCCCATGATGGCAACTTTGACTGGATCAGTACCAGACACTTCGTAGACTCGATCTCGCAGTTTTAGCGTCATGCCAAGACGCCGCCAGAAGACACGCTGCTGGTAAACACCGATCTTGCCCATAGGCGACCAATGTTCGTTTGACCAAGTGTGACCGCCATCGTCCGACCAGCGCAGCATTGCTTTAGGATCTACGCCCAACCCGCTAGAGTATTCTGCGGCAAGAATAAAATTGCCCGATTCAGTCGTTATAAACACACCACTTTCGGTCACCAGAAACGTCAAGTCGCTGTACGGCAACCCGTTCAAACCAACGCCAGACTCGCAGTCAAGTTGCAGACTGTGATGCGCGGTGCGGTTTAGATTGTTCTGGCCGGTTGGCAGCGCCCGCCAAGAACGCAACCATTTTTGGATGCTGCCGTTGTCAGCGTAAACGTCTAAGTCAAAAGCGTACAGGTTGCCATTAGCGTAATCGCCAACAACGATTTCGCTGTTGTACGCCATCTGGCAGTTGCTGCGATGCCGCGTAAAGCTACCGTTATCAAAACCAGCCCGCTCGTGCCACGCTTGTGTAGATACGTCGTACACCCAAGTGGCGTTTGCCGATGGAAATGTCAGAACATAAAAAGCATGACCTTCTTGTTGGTAGGTGTAGCCAATTGCGTCGCTGATGTTGCCGTATTGAGCAATCGCGTATTCAATCGCGTGGGTGCTGACCCGAACGCCCGTGTAGCCCTGTGAACGATAGACGATGCCCTGACCGCGAGCATCTGCGCCCAACCAGAACAGGCCGTTGTCCAGTTTGGCAACCGAGAATGTTGCAGCGCAACCAATCTCGTTATACGCACCTTGGATGCGTTGCAGCGGAAAGTCTGCATTGCCCGCGTCATAGAAAACTTCAACTGAGTTGGTGCCAAATAACCACGCCTCGCGGTGGTCAACGATCATGCTGACCAGATTGTCTGGCGATCCTTCAGCGCTGGCAAAGTCCAGCGGTTCAATTGAGGTGCCATCCAGCAGCGTGGTTACCCAAACTTTCTGACTGTTTGGCTCGATGAAAACAAAGTAACCGTCTAAGTAACCAACGGTCAAAGCGCCGGGGAAATCTGGATCTGTGATCGGCCCAAACGCGCCTGTACTGTTGTTGTAGATGTAGCTAGGCCCACCGCAAGCAATGAAGAGTTGCGTACCGTTGTCAGCCATGCTGACCGGTCCCGTGCCTGACACCGTACCAATAACAACCGGCGTACCGAACCCTGCCATTTGGTAAAGTTTGTCGCCACTGACGATGTAAGCAACACCGCCATATGTCCACAGGCCGCGAACGGGACCATCTCCAGCGGTGGTCAGCAAGCGCAGTCCTGGCGCACGATTCAGAAACGCTGGTTCTTTACCGGCTTCAGGGACAATCTCAGGAAAGAGATTGACCATGCGGTTGTCAGCAGCGTTGATGCTGCGAGCAACATACGCCGATCCCAGAATCGGCGTTTTCATCAATAGTTACCGGCGTAGACGTTGAACCGCTGCCGCGTTGCAACGATTGCGTAAGGCATTGACATCACATCGTCAGGGTTGTTGATGCGCTTGAGGTTACGCTTGCTGGTCATAGCAATGCGCTTGACCTGCTCTGATGGTTCAACACCAAACTCAGGCGCGATCTCCATCGCCAAGTTGTAGGTAAACGCCCGAAGGTAACCCGGCGGAAAAGCCAGCGTAGTCGCCAGCGTAGCCGGTTGGGACAACTCCTCAACGCTGATGAAGTGAAACTCTAGCAGGCGCGTGGGGCGTGGATAGATGTAGATGTCAATGTCAGGATAGGTCATGTTTACGAACATAACCTGCGGGTAGGTAGACGTTACGGTCTTAACCGCAATACCATCGTATTGCTGCTGGTTAATCAGCCTGATGCCGTAGCTGACATTTGTAGTCGCGTCGCGGAAATATGTCGCGTCATCAACCAAGATTGGTCGAATGGCGGTCCCGTTTAACCGTGTCAAAGACCCTGACGGTCCAAGCGTGGCGTTAATTGCACCGACAGGCCAGTTCAGAATCTGGTCTATGGTTGAAAACACCGACAACCGTTCTGTGTTCCATGAATCAATCATCTGATTCATAGCGGTCAGCGCATCTTGCGATGCCGATGGCGAAGTTGTTTCACCTTCTGCTAGAACACCCAACAGACGCAGGGCGCGGTTGATTTGATCGCCAGCAGAATATGTTGCCATCGTAAACCTCAGTAGGAGGGGCCGAAGCCCCGCCTGTTAGCTTGCGCCGTGAATGATTGCGAAATTGATGATAACGGCTTCAGAGTATGAAGTCGCGCTCAAGTTACGCAACGTAATAGAAGCAGAACCAGAAGTCATGTTGGAAACGTAACTGGTATACGCTCCAGCACTACTGCCAGTGGTAACGCTAGAAACACACACAATGATTGTGTCATTGGTGGAAATCAGCGAGTTGTTCAGGGTAAACGAAACAGCAGTAGACCCAGCCAATGCTGCGTTGTTCATTGTGATGCGACCAGCAGACTTGTTCAACGTTACCGCTGTTGACTTGTCTGTTGCTTGCGTAACCGTACCTTGAGCCGCTGCGCTATAGCCAATTTCTTGGCTTGCATACATTGTCGTAAACTCAGGATCGGAATACGCGACCCCAACTGCTTGCGTATTAGGCATAATGATTCCTTAAAAAAGGGGAGAGCTTGTGGCCCTCCCCCTTAGACTTAGACGCGGTAAACGACGTAAGTCGAGTCGCCGGTGCGACGGAACAGGAACCGACCGCTAGACGTTGCGCTGATAGCAACCGTAGCGTTGCCGCCATCGGTAACACCAGTTCCAGCAGCAAGCGCAGCCGTACCCGAAGACGTACCCAAGTTCACCAACACGAGTTCAAACGTGCTGTTAACTTTGGCGCTGGTCACTAGAGCGTCTAGCGACGCTCCGGTGGGCAGCGTGTACGTCTGGGCCGTTGTAGCACCAGAACCAACCAACAGGACGCCAGAGGCGACTTGAGCGGCGGTCAGGGTTGCTGTAGCGGTAACAGACTGAGGAGCAGCTTGGTAGCCGAGGATAACTTCATTCAGGTTTCCGTCACCGACTTGGTAACCACCTGCGCCGTTAGGGAGAGCCATGATATTTCCTTAAATTAAGAGGTTCAGCCCCAGACGCGGCAGGCCATCTGTGGACGAATCGTGCTAAAGCCATACAGAACGTCAATACGACATGGCAGACGGTCGTTATTGATGTCGTACTGGCGAACCACACGCAGGCTGATACCGTTGTGGACAGCACGCGAAGCCATATCAACACCCTGCGGCAGCAGGAGATCAGCCGTACAAAACGTGATTGCGTCCTTGTGGTAAACCAAGTTCTGTGGGTACTGGGTGCTTGCAGTTCCAACAAACACGACTGCTTTGCTGTTACCAGGGAGCGAGTCAACAGTTGCCAGAGCGTTGCTTGCTGAGTAGATTGGGGCAACAGTAATACTGCCAGCACCAGATCCATTCAGCGTAACGTCAGCCGCAGCGACGAACTGGAACAGCGAACCAGTGGACTCACGGGTCTGTGGGTTAACAGCGTAGCAATCAGCAATGGTAAACACATCGCCGACC